CCGTGAAGTTTGGCGTCTCGGTCTACATCCCGAATCGCAACCACGCCAAGACGCTGCCGGCGGCAATCTACTCAGCAGCCAGCCAGATGCCGCTTGAGGTGGTGGTCATCGACGACGCCAGCACGGACGAGAGCGTTGCCGTAGCAAATGCAGCCGCCGCTGGCATGGGTTGTGTGTATGTGCGAGAGAATTGCACCAAGGCAAAGTGCTGGGAGCAGGCAGCGGCTAGTGCGTTTCCGACGCTCGGTGGCCGGCACATCATCGGGCTCTCAGCCGACGACGAGCTGTACCCAGGAGTCGTGCAGAGCACGATGCGGCGGCCCAATGCGGCGGTAATCTTTCATTCGTACCTCTGCCGAAAGCCTGGCCGAGAGCCTCACGGTGGCGTCCAAGTTGCCGAGACGCTTGAGGTCTACACGCCAACCTTCGCCCGTGAGCGACTGACCAGCAACGCCCTGCCGTGCGAAACCGGCATCGGATCTGCGATCCATCACAGTTGGCTGGCATGGCTCTGCGAGCTCGAGTACTGGCGGATGGGGCCGTGGGCCGACGCCGTTGGCTATGCAGCGGTTGCCGCCATGGGCGGCTGCGTTTACGTGCCGCAAGTCGGTGCCATCTTCACTGAGGACGACGCTGGCTATGGCGTAACACGGCGTAACGGGCCGGATGCAGGCCGCTACATGGTGGAGGCGTGGGCGTTCTTGAAGCGAGCCGGTGTGCCCCAAGACGTGGCAGAGGCTATCTGCCGAAAGAGAGGCATTCATGCCTGAGATGCCTACGAGACTCTGGCTACCGCATCCAGACTACGCAGAAGACTTCGAGGCCAAGCACGCATCTGGCCTTGAGCGGCTGCGTGAATCCTCTGTCGCAATCGTTGGCCTAGCCCGTAACTGCGGCCCGCAGTTGGCTGGCAACCTCGGCCGCATCGAAGCTCTTGGTCGGCTCTGTAAGTCGTGGCAACTGCACATCGAGAGCAACGACTGCACCGACAACACGCTGGACGTTCTTGCCGAGTTCACAAAGCACCACAAGCAGGCGACGTTTCACTATGAGCTACTTGGCCGCCCGCATCTGCCGAGCGAGTTTGCAGGACCGAGAACCATCGCCTTGGCCGAATACCGTGACCGCTGCCAGCGGTGGGTCAAGGCGTGTGCCACCCACGCCGACTACGTGATCGTCATGGACTTCGATTTGTGGGCAGGCTTCTCCGAGCATGGGCTTGTGAACGGGTTCGGCTGGTTGGTGGAAAAGCAGGCGGCCTACGGCATGGCCAGCGTGAGTTTGTTTCAGTACGACTTCGGCGATAGCCCGCAGTGGGCACACTATGACCAATGGGCATTGCGTGGGCTTGGCCAGCGGGATTGCTACTGGGACCAGTACCGAGGCGGATTCGGCGGCTTCGGATACACGTGGACGCCACCCGTTGGCTCGCCGCCGGCTCTCGTCTCAAGTGCGTTCGGCGGCATGGCCATCTACCGCACGGCGGCGTATCTCGCCGGCACGTATGACGGCACCACGGACTGTGAGCACGTGCCCTTCCACAAGAGCATCGCCAGAGCAACTGGACAGATGCTGTATGTGTGCCCGGCCATGCGAACGATCGTCTCTTGGATGGAGCCATGCGAGGCAACACCGCAACCATCAGCCTGACGGCGTTCCAAGCCGACTGGGCCACGCACATGCCGATGAGGGCACTGTGCGAGCGGTGGACTATTTCCCGAGATCAGGTCATCCGCCTGGCCGTCGTCTGGGAGTTGCCGAGGCGGCACGACCGCAAGCTCCGCGCCAAGCCGGCACGCCAGCGTGACCCGACGACGACCGAGATCAGGGACATCTGCCTGCAGATCCAGGCGACTTGGAGCGATGAGATGCGAGAGGACCGGCGGGTCATCAAGACCAACCACGTAAGCCTCAAGCGGATACCACTCGACCAAGAGACACGAGACGCCGCCGACTATGACGGCGATGCCGATCTCTGGGAGGCCAACCGATGACGATTTCGCCGAAGGGCCGGGAGGACGTGATCCGCCGGATCGTGATCGAGTACGGCCAGCAGTATGCCTACATCTACATAACCGACGGCAACGGGAAGCTCATCGACGAAGAGGTTTTCAAGCAGCCATGGAAGCTGGATCGCAAGGATGCCTTCGAGGAGGCCAAGGACGCCTATGACGCCGCCTTCGACTGGCTCAACGAGACAATCAACGTGACGCCCCTGCAAGAGGCCGGCGACGAAGCGGCAGAATCCGATGAGGAGGACTGACCATGCCAGACTTCGGTGCCACGCCCGTAGAAGCCCAGCAGTACGGAAACCTCAACCTCTGGCAGTCGCTGATGCTGCTGCAGCGGTGGGCTCCGCTCATTGGCTATGGGCAGCGGTTCATGGCAGAGGGCGACCCCTACAAGCGGTCGCTAATCGTGGCCGACGCCGTCGAGTGGCTGGCTTCGCAGACGCAAGCCAAGGCCGACGACGAGCTCGTGACAAAGCTGGCGGCCGTGCTGAAGACGCCGGCCGGCGAGGATCTGGTGCGGTGGGTGATGACGCAAGTGGAGGCCGTGCGGTGACCCATGAGTCCCTCATTCGCACCGCCGCAGTGGTGGCGGCAGTTGCTTTCCTCGCTGCGCCGTACCGGCAGCAGATCGTTGGGTGGCTTGCTGAGGCCGCCGAAGCCGCCAAGGCCCACGGAGCCCTCGCCGGCCGAATCGCAGCAGCCGCCCTGCTGATCGCAGCAGCGTGGGGCAAGGTGCCGATGCCCAAGATGCCGCAGCCGGTCGTGCCGGCCGTTACCGTCGACACGCCGAGCCAGCAGATGCAAGCCGTCGTCCAGCCAGTTGCAGAAGCCCTGCGAGCCGCCCCGATGGGCGACCGGATGCTGTGGGCCAACCTCTGGAGCAAGGCCGCCACGGTCGTGGCCGGCGACGAGATGGGCACCGAGGTCGTCATCACCGACACCCGTGCCCTGCGGCTGTTTACGGCGCTGGCTCTCGATATCGGCTGGCGTCGAATCGGTGAGCACAAGCCGGGCTCCTATGCCGGTATTCGCCAAGCCGTCGAGAAGGCCATGGGCGACACGCTAAGCCTGGACGCACGCCCGGTGGATGCCGAGACACGGGCGAAGGTGGTCGAGCTCTACAGGGCTATCGCATGGGCCGGCACGGCCAAGGAGTGAGCGATGCCCTGGGATGCGAATGCCGAGTACCTGAGCGGCCTCGTCGGCGTGTACGCCGACCCGGCTGCGTCTGAGCGGCTTGCCCAGTATCTGCTCATGCAGGGGCAAGCCCCGGACGGTGGCACGACGTGCCGACGCTACGGGCTCGTCGGCAGCGGTGCTGGCAAACTCTGGGCACCGTTCGAGATCATGCAGCGGGTGTTTCCTGACTGCCTTCCGGCCTCGGCTCAGACCCGTGGCGACTGTGTCAGCCACTCGACCCGCAACGCCTGCCTCGGCACTCTGGCGTGTGAGATCGCCGCCGGCAAGCCGGACGAAGTCACGGGGCTCGTTGAAGGCTCGCCAGACTTGGCCGAAGCCGCCCGCAAGGACGGCGTTTTGAGTACCGAGGCAATCTACTGGTTTCGCCAGCATGGCGGCGACGGGTGGAGCTGCGACCACGCCGCCGAGGTGGTTCTCAAAGAATCCGGCCTGTGGGTCCGCAAGCGGTACGAAGCCCTCGGCATCGACCTGACGAAGTATGACGGCAAAGTGGCTGGCAAATGGGGAGCGACGAAGCCGCCGGCCAGCGTGCTTGAGATCGGCCGCCAGCACCTCGTGCGGACAGCCACCAGGGCTCGAACGTTCGAAGAGGTCCGTGACCTCATTGCCAATGGCTATTGCATCAGCAGCTGCGGCTCCGAGGCGTTCCAGAACACCAGAGACAGCAACGGCGTTTCCAAGCGTTCTGGCGGCACGTGGTATCACGCCATGGCCTACCTAGGCGTGGACGACCGCGACGAGACACGCAGGGCTTATGGGCAGCCGCTCGTGCTGGTGCAGAACTCCTGGGGCAAGTGGAACACGGGTGGGCGTGCCGTCATGGGCACGATGCTTGAGATCCCGCACGGCTCATTCTGGGCCAAGTGGTCCGATATCAGCGGACGCTACTCCATCGCCTTTTCTGGCGTGAATGGGTGGCCTGCTCAAACGCTGCCCAACTGGACAGGAGACGTACTGTGAGGTTCCTGCTTGCCCTGTGCATCGTCATGGTTGGCTGCGTGATGACGCTGCCGGCCGACGACTCGTCATTGACCGCAGAGCTCGCAGCCGAGACGGCACGGGCTCTTGTGCAGATGCGGGCCACGCCTGGCCCGGCACCGGCACCAGTGGGCGACAAGTGCGAGAACTGCAACGGCACTGGCAAGGTGGGTGATGGCACCGTGTTCGTGAAATGCCCTGAGTGTGACGGCACCGGGAAACGCAAATGACCAGCGACCAACTGATATCCGCCGTATGGGAGGAGTTGCCGAAGACCCGGTACCTCCTGGGCCGCAAGCGTGGCGAGCGGATCATCGCCTCGGCTCTCAAGCGGTGGCCCGTGCCCGTGCTGTACCAGTGCGATGCAGAACAGACAAACATCGTGGGCCACCACCTGGCCAAAAGCATCGAACGTCAGGAGCGTGCCGAGTACGGCATGGGCTTCTTCGCTTCCATAATCCTGGCGGCAATCATCAGCGAGATCGTGAAGATCCTGATTCGCCGCTGGCTGGAGAACCGTCAGGAGATGCTGGAGGCACTGCAGTGACCGATGCGGCGAGAGATACCATGCTCGAGGTGCTCGGCAAGTACGGCTTCCCGACGCTAATGGCGATCGGCCTGGCGTGGTTCATCCGCACGGATCTGCTGATACCGCTCTTGGATGAGCACCGCACGACGGTCAAAGAGCTGCGGGAAACGCAGCGGGAGATCGCCAAGGCCGTCACCGAGCAGACGAGACTGCTCTACGCATTGCAGCCCAAGGCAGGAGAGCAACCATGAGCATGTCGCCGAGATTGCTGCGGCCGAGAGCCACGGGATTCAATCCCAAGAGCATTAGCGGGCTCGCAGCGTGGTATGACGCTGCGGACTCAACGACGCTCACGATCGCCACAGGCGTCTCGCAATGGAACGACAAGAGCGGAAACGGCCGCAACCTTTCTCAGAGCACAGGCAACAACCAGCCGGCCAGCGGCACGCGGACGATTGGCGGGAAGAACGCCTTGGACTTTGACGGCAGCAACGACGGGCTCGCGTCAGGGTTTAGCCTTGACCTGGCCGCATCCAAAGCGTTCACGGTTTTTGTTGTAGCCGCAACCGATACAACATCCGCTTCATATCAGCCAATGGTCAACGCTGAGCGAACAAATTCGACAGACTACACGTCAGGATTTGCTGTCGCCCGGCGAACTGTACGGCCCGAGGTCGCTATTGGTGATGGACGTGTGTCGGACGTGCCATCAGGCGCCGGGACGCTCATTCGTCGATTTGACGACGACACAACCGCCGCCTGCGTTTATGCCGCCACAGCATCGGCTTCTGGTAATTCCACTGCCATGTGGAAGAACGGAACTAGCCAGACGTTGACGACATGGTACGGCACGATTTCGCCGTCTTCATTCCTTAGCACTGGATCAGGATCTCATAGGCTGATTGTTGGTGCTGGCTCCAGCTCTGCCAACGATTCGCTGGGCGAATTCTTTAACGGCATGATCGGCGAGGTTCTCGTTTACACCGTAGCACTGCAAGATTCGCAGTTGTCTGCGATTTCACGCTACCTTGGCAAAAAGTGGGGGATCACCGTCGCATGAGGTTTTTCCGCAGCGAGGCTGGCGACGAGGCGTATGAGCAGGCCAGGCTGGCCCTGGACGCTGCTTGGGGACACCCCAACCAGCAGACGAAGACCGAGACTTGCATTGACCCGGCAAACGTTGCACCCCGTGACGCATCGGGCCGCATCGTGCTAGCGGCGAATGATGCGTTTTGTGAGTTTCCAGCCGCCGCGCAGATGATCGACTGGATGATTGGTAGTCAGGCTGTAACAGAGATCACCGAGGCTGAGTATCTGGCAGCAACTCAGCCGCCCGCCTAACTGCAAGCCTAGCCCCATAACCCCGTACCCTAGACCGCACAGGAGCAACCCATGGCCGACAATCTGCTGAGCCGCAAGCACCGAGACATCGACATCACCTTGGCCACCGCAACGGCCTCGGCCACCACGCTTGATATGCGTGACGTGGCTGGTGCTGTCGTGTCGTTTGGCACCATGAGCACCAACGCCAGCACGCTGCAGATGTGGGTTGGGACCAGCACCGCCGGCACGTTCCGCCGTTTGTACAAGGCAGACGGCTCGGCCTGTGATCTCACCCTAGCTGCCTCGAGCACAGACGGCCGGGCATACAACCTGCCCGATGAAATCTTCGGTACCGAGTATCTGAAGATCGTCAGCAGCACCACCAACAGCACCGGCACGGCTGGCGTCGTGATGCTGAAGAGCTGATGCCTCAACGCATCCCATGCCACAGGCCGCTGCGTCTGCGTGCGTCCCGCCCACAGCGAGACGACAGCACGCGGCCCAACGCGGCAGCCCGTGGCTATTGCTCACGCTCGTGGCAGAGGCTGAGGCAGGCAGCCCTGGTGCGTGACGCATGGCAATGCCAGGACTGTGGGCGTGTGTGTTCCGATAAGCGTGAAGCCCAGGTAGACCACGTCGTGCCTAAGGCACGAGGCGGTGCCGACGAGCTTGGCAACCTGCGGACGCTGTGCATCAGGTGCCACGCACGCAAGACCAACGCCGAGCGGAGGGACGGGGAGGGTGGTCGCTGCCATACCGGCATCGTCTGAGGAAAACCCGATGTTTCTATCGCGCGTGCGCGGCCGCAAGTTTCCGCGACGTTTTTGAGGTGCCGCCATGAAGCGAGGCCCGAAGCCAGCCACCGAGGCCCAAAAGCGGCTGGCCGGCAACCCTGGCAAGCGAAAGATCCGACCCGATCTGCCGGCGCCGCCTGGTGCACCGCCGATGCCGAAGCGGCTGATGGTTGAGCCGGCCGCCGTGGACAAGTGGCATGAGCTCGTGCCGATCTTGCTGGGCCTTGGCACGCTGACGACTGCCGATGGCGAGGCTCTTGCCACTTTGTGCGAGGTCTATGCTGCCACCCAGGCGTGCTTGATGGAGCTTCGGGCCAGTGGCCCGGTGATGCACACCGACCTGGGCGGCGTGAAACCGAATCCGGCTGGCCCCTTATATCGAGGATTAGTGAGCCTCCAGGCGTCTTTAATGGGCGAGTTTGGCCTGACACCGACGAGCAGGACGAGACTAGGTGGCAAGGAAGAAAAGCCCAGCGACGAAGTCGAAGAGTTCTTCAAGCTCCACGGTGCCTGATCTCTGCAAAGAGGGGCAGGCCAAGTACGAGCGGGTGGTGCACTTCTTCGAGAAGATCCTGCGTCACAGCAAGGGGCAGAACGCTGGCAAGCCGTTCACGCTCTTGCCGTGGCAGCACAACGTGATGCGTGAACTCTTCGGCCGGCTGAACCCGGACGGCACGCGGCAGCATCGGGTTGGGTACATCGAGCTTCCGAAGAAGCAGGGCAAGAGCACGACGCTCGCCGGTATCGCCCTCTACATGACGGCCTTCGACTCCGAGCCTGGGGCCGAGGTCTACGGTGCGGCCTGCGACCGCGAGCAGGCTGGCATTATCTACCGGGAAGCGGCGTCGATGGTGCGGGCCTCGCCTGCGTTGTCTCGCCACCTTGAGGTAATCGACAGCCGCAAGACGATCGTGCACAAGGCCAGCAACTCGTTCTACCGTGTGCTCTCGGCCGATGCGTTCCGGGCTGAGGGGCTTAATATCCACGCCCTGCTCTTTGATGAACTTCATGCACAAAGGGACCGCCGCCTGTGGGATGCTCTGCGGTACGGCGGAGCGGCGAGACGATCACCACTCCTGCTCTCGATCACCACGGCCGGCTACGATCGCAAAAGTATTTGCTGGGAGCAGCACGCCTACGCTGAGCGGTGCATTGCCGATCCCACAGTAGACCCGGCTTTCTTTGGCTGCATCTACGCCGCCGCCCCGGAGGACGATTGGAAAGACCCGAAGACGTGGCACAAGGCCAACCCGTCTCTGGGCGAGACGATCACCGTCGAATCATTTGCCGCAGATGCGAGAGAGGCCGAGCAATCGCCGTCGAAGCTCAATAGTTTTTTGCGGTACAGGCTCAACGTATGGACGACACAAGACGTGCGGTGGCTCTCGCCAGACAACTGGGCGAAGTGCGGCGGGCCGCTGCGTGACGAGCTCGAAAAGCGTGAGTGGTACGCCGGGCTGGACTTGGCTAGCAGTTATGACCTTTCCGCATTCGTGATGGTGAGCCAAGACGATGACGGCACCTTCGACGTGATGCCGTTCTTCTGGGTGCCTCAAATCAACGCTGCCGAGCGGACCACGAAAGACAAGGTGGACTATATCGGCTGGATTCGTGACGGGTTCATTCGTGCCACCGACGGCAACGTCACGGACTATGACGTGATCCGCCGAGACATCGTGGAACTCTCGCAGAAGTTCAACATCCGGCAGGTGGGCATCGACCGCTGGAACGCCACGCAGCTGGCCACCCAACTGCAAGGAGATGGCGTGAATGTGACAGGATTCGGACAGGGCTACGGCTCGATGAGCAGCCCTAGTAAGCAACTGGAGAACCTCGTGCTGTCGGAGAAGATCCGCCATGCAGGCCATCCGGTGCTGTCGTGGATGGCGGCAAACGTGGCGGTACAAAGCGACCACCAGGGCAACATCAAGCCGAGCAAGGCCAAGAGCACAGAACGCATCGACGGCATCGTGTCGCTCGTCATGGGCCTTGGGCTGCACGCCACGGCGACGGCACCGCCACCAGAACAATCCTGGGACATCATCAGCATATGAGTGACGCCGCCACCGACTACCGGATGTTTGAGCTTCGCGGCATTGAGTGGAACGACTCGTTGGCCAACCGCACGCCGTCTGGCATTCGGGTGAACGCCGACAACTCCATGGCCTGCTCGGCCTACACGGCCTGCATCCGAGTGATCTCTGACGCCGTTTCGGCTCTCCCGCTGCACGTTTACGAGCGGCTCCCAAATGGTGGCAAGGCCAAGGCTCCGAGCCATCCCGTCTACCGATTGCTGCACATGCAGCCGAATCCGTGGCAGACGGCCCAGGAGTTTCGGGATTGGATGACCGGCATGTATCTGCACTACGGTGCCAGTTATGCCGAGATCCGCCCTGGTGCTCGAGGCGCGGTGTCCGAGCTCTGGCCGCTGCACTCGTCTCGGATGGAGCCTGAGCGGCTTGAAAACGGCACTGTGCGGTACAAGTACCGAGAGCCGAGCGGCAGGGTGACTGTGTACTCGCAAGAGCAGATTTTCGCCCTGCGGTTCACGACCGAGGACGGCATCAAGCCGATCCCGACGTACAGCCTCTTCAAGAACGTGATCGGCCTGGCTCAAGCCCTTGAAGCCCATGCCGCTACGTACTTCGGCAACAACGCACGTCCCGGCGTGATCCTTGAGAGCAGCAACCCGATTCCGGTCGAGGCCGCAGAACGGCTTCGAGAGAACTGGGAGAGGATGCACAGGGGCAGCGATAAGGCTTTCCGCACGGCCGTGTTGCCGGCGGGCGTTTCTGCCAAAGAACTGAGCGGCATCAACGAAAGTGCTCAGATGCTTGAGAGCCGGGTCTTCAGTGCGATCGAGTGCTGCCGGCTGTTTCGGGTTCCACCGCACATGATCCAGCAGCTGGACCGCAGCACCTACAACAACATCGAAGTGCAGGGCACAGAGTTCGTGCAGCACTGCCTGCTGCCGCATCTCAAGCGGTGGGAAGCCGCCATCAGCCGGGACCTCATCGTGGACGATGAGACGTACTTCGCCGAGCACAACGTCAACGGCCTGCTCCGTGGCGACCACACGAGCCGGGCGGCGTTTTACGTGTCGGCTCTCCAGAATGGCTGGATGACGATCAACGAGATCCGTGAGGCCGAGAACCTCAACCCCATCGGCCCGGACGGTGACAAGCACTTTGTGCAGCTGAACATGACGACGCTCGACAAGGTAGGCCAAGAGCCGCCGGCACCGGAGCCGATGCCCGCCACTGCAGTCGAGATTGAGGACAGCCCAGAAGACGACGCCGAAGACCAGGCCGAAGACGAGGAGGACGTGACCAATGGAACTTGAACGCCGCGACTTTGCCTTTGAGCAGGATGACGAGCTCGTCATCGAAAGCCGTGCCGACGGCCGGGCAGCCATCATCGGCTATGCCGCCGTCTACAACCGGCTGAGTCTTGACCTGGGCGGGTTTCAAGAAGAGATCATGCCAGGTGCGTTCGACAAGATTCTGAACAGGCAGCGTGGCAAGGGCGACGTGGTGGCCCTGTTTAACCACGACAGCAACATCGTGTTGGGCCGCACGTCTTCTGGCACGCTTGAACTCTCAAGCGACGACAAGGGGCTGCGGTACGTGGTGACGCCGCCCGTGAGCCGTGCCGACGTGCTCGAGCTTATCCAGCGGCGAGACGTTCGAGGCTCGTCTTTTGCGTTCACGGTCGATGCCAAGGGTGAGGGATTCCGCACTGGCGAGGATGGCAAGGCCATCCGGCAGATCCGAGAGGTGAGCGGGTTGTATGACGTTGGGCCTGTTCTTGTGCCGGCGTACCCCGCCACCTCCGCTTCTGTTGCCATGCGTTCGTATCAGGCGTGGCTTGAGTCTCAGGGCGAGCCAGAGAAGGCCGCAGAGGTTGCCAAGCGTTCGCTGGTCCGTGACGCAGCTGCTGCGTGGGCACTGAGGCTCCGCAATGTCTGAGGCCCGCTGCACCTGCGGCGAACGTCTGCGGTGTCGTTCAAGTCGTCCATGCGGCGACGAGCGGCAGCGGTACCTGCGTTGCCCGAGGTGCGGTGCTCGTGCTGTGGCGTTTGTGAAAACAACACTTTCTGAAGTGCGGTTCTGCAAGAGGGCAACGAGGTAGCGGCACAGTGAACTCCATCGGCAATACCGCCGGCGGAGATATCACACAGTGGACAACCTCAAGAAGCTGCAGGACGAGGCGGCCAAGCTCGCCAACCGGATCGACGCCGTGCGTGCGATCGAGTCGGAGGATCAGGACAAGGTCGCCGAGCGTGACCTGGAGCTCGAGACGCTGACGGCCGAGGCAGGCAAGCTCGCAAAGAAGATCGACTTCGAGAAGTCGGTGGCCGAGTCGGCGAAGAACCTCCGCAGCGTGGTTGACCGCTGTGCCCCGGCTCCCGAAGTGCGGGCCGAGGAGCCGAAGGTGCGGATCGAGGCGGTGCCGTTTGCGGGCAAGCTCCGTGCGTTCTCCAAGGCCGAAGACGCCTACAAGGTGGGCATGTGGTTCAAGGCTCGCTCCGGCGACGCCGAGGCACGTCGGTGGTGCCACGATCACGGCGTCGAGGCCCGTGCTCAGGGTTCGACCGGCTCCACGACCGGCTCGGCCTTCGTGCCCGACGTGCTTGAGGCGACCGTGCTGCGGCTCGTCAACGAGTACTCGGCTTTCGCGTCCAACGCCATGAACGTCAACATGGCAAGCGACTACGTGCTGTTCCCGCGTCGCACCGGTGCGGCCACGGCCAACTGGATCTCGGAAAACGTGGCGATCACTCCGAGCGATCCGACCAGCAACCAGGTCGCGCTGACGGCTCGCAAGGTGACGGGTGCGGTGGTGGTTGCGAACGAGCTCCTGCGGGACTCGATCGTCAGCATCGCCGACTGGCTGGCTGCGGAGCTCTCGCTGAGCATCTCGCAGGCGATCGAGACGGTGGCGTTCAACGGCAACCCGAGCAACGCCCCGAGCGTGGCCGGTATCGCCACGGGCCACACGGGCGGCCTCTACGCTTCGTCCGGTGCCACCTACGCGGCGTCCCTCGTGACGGCTGCCGGTGACACCCCCGACGAGGTGACGCGGGCCAACCTGCTGGCCATGATGGCCCGCATCCCGCAGCACTCGCAGGCGGGTGCGAAGTGGTACGTGTCGCCGTTCTTCTTCGCCACCTGCATGCAGAACCTCGACCTCGCCCAAGGCGGGTCGGTGGGCATGTCGCAGGGTCTGGGCCTCACCTTCGTCGGCAAGCCGGTCGTGCTCACCGACCAGCTGCCCGGCGGATCGGACAGCACCGGCGTGGTGATGGCTCTCTACGGCGACCTGATGAACTCCTCGATCTACGGTGTCAGCCAGGGCATCGAGATGGCTTCGAGCGATCAGGTGAACTTCCTGAGCGACCAGAGCGTGATTCGGGCTGTGGCCCGAGTGGCGATCAGCCACCACACGCTGGGCAGCGACACCGTCGCCGGCCCGGTCATCGGGCTTGTGGGTGCCTGAGCCTGACGGCTTGACGAGTGTGCAATCTTGAGCGGGCGGCTTCCACGACGGGGCCGCCCGCTCTCTTTTTTGAGGCACTTCATGCTGGTCAAGGTTGGTGGCACCGAAGTCGATATTCGTGTCGAAGCCATCCTGTCGATGCCTCGGCTCTCGTTTACGGCCAATCACTTCGCATGGGCTCAGGCACTCATGCCGCTCGGCATCCGCCCCACGATGGGCACTGGTGCGTTCTGGGACCAAGTGAATACCAGGGTAATGGAGCAGTTCATCGACAAGGCCGAGTACCTGCTGTGCATCGACTATGACACCTTCTTCACACGTGAAGACGTAGAAACGCTATTCGCCATGGCGATGACGTTTCAGTGTGACGCCATCACCGGGCTGCAGACAAAGCGGGAGGACGGCCGCCCGATGCTCACGCTCAAGGGCACGCTCG